GATGTGAGTCTGTTGTTGACCTACACAAAAAAGATAGCACTGCATCTGAAGCAGATGTCGCAAGGTTTAGATTACCACCATTTATTTGTGAGGTTTCCCCAATAATAACATTGCCTGACGAATCCACCCTGAGCCTTTCGGCAGAATTTGTTCTTATAGCTAATGGTTGTGAACCATGAGTTCCCACAATAGATGCAGCAGAATCATTACCACGCAATAGTAAACCTGAGTTACCACCATCTCCAGTTATTGAAATTTCGTTTCCAGAACCAAGTTTTATATCATGGTTAAATATAGCAGTACCTGCATCTGACATATCAAGTGTAAGGGCAGTTATAGCAGTGCTACCATCAGTTCCCTTAAAAAAAATATCTTTATCTGCTACAGAAGCAAATAAACCTAAACCGTCACTACTTTTTGCTATTAAACCAAATTGTGTACCACCATCCTTGAGTAGTATACTACCACCATCAGCATCAAGATTAATATTTCCTGCTACATCAAGTGTAAAATCTCCACTTGATAAGTCTATTTCTGTTCCATCTATTGTAATATTGTCTACAACAACTCCTGCATTTGCAGTAACTGCTCCACTAAACGTACCTGTTGTTGCACTCAAAGCACTTGTTGCAGGATGGTCAACTGTAGCTACAGTTCTAAACAAGTAATACACAAAGATGTTATTACCTGAGTTACTTGAGGGTGCGGCAGTAAATGTCAATGTTGTTCCGTTGCTTACTGCATAGGCTACAGATGGCTCTTGGACAACACCATCTACAGATACAAGTATATCTTCGTCAGCACCTACTGAGTGTTCTAATGTAAATGCAGTAGTAGACCCATCACCAGAAAACTGTGTGGCTGCTTTAGAAGCTACAAATCTATCTGCCGCTGTGTTTCCTATGTATGGCATATTATGTTATCTCCATAATGCTTAGTGTACCTGAAAGTTTATCTGCTACGGAGCAGTCTATTGTTATTTGGTCAGTAGTCTCTAGTACAACCTTGTTACCTGCGAGTAGTTCCAAAGCACCACCTACAGGTATTGGAGCATCCTTTACAATGATACTTGTTCCGTTTGCTGTGTTGTTTGTGACTGCTCTGTTTGCTGTATCACTAACCAACCTTACAGTTGCTGTGACTTGAGCAGTGTGTATGTTTGCTAGTACTAAACCAAGAACAACAGTTGTTACACCACTTGCTGCTGTATACATTACATACGGAGTTCCTGCTGATGCAGGTTCAGCCGCAAATGTAACTGTTTTAAACGTATTTGCCATAATATTATCCTAACGCTATTGCGAGTGCTGTAGGGTCTTCTGAACTAAACCCTGCACTACTTAAATATGTTTTAACATCGGATAATGCTACTTGCTTCATTGTTCCGTTGTCGTTTGTTACTACTCTGTCTGCATCTACAAGAGTTGTAGCAGAAGCAGATGTATCACCATCCATGATATTTAATTCTGTTGCTGTTGCAGTAGCACCATCTAAGATATTTAATTCAGCAGCAGTTGAGGTTACAGTTGTACCATTAATAGATAGTGCATCTGTTTCTAATGTGCCATCTATATCAGCATCACCTGATATGTCTAAAGTGGCAGCATCTAATTCACCAGTAATAGTGAAGTTTCTTATACCTGTATAATCTTTATTAGAATCTAGTATAACTGCTTTAGAAGCTATGGCAGTACCAACAGCAGTTGAACCTAAGTCAAGAGCATTAAGCTCACCTACGACTGCTGTAATGCCATCTAAAGTATTTAACTCGGCAGTAGTAGCTGTAACACCATCCATGATATTGATTTCTGCTGTAGTTGCAGTTACTCCATCAAGTATGTTTAGTTCTTCAGGTGTGGATGATATCTGTGTATTACTTGCTGCCGCTAAAACAGGTATAGTACCTGATTGGTTTGGTAAGTTAATTGTTCTATCTGCTGTAGGGTCTACAATAGTAAGTGTAGTCTCGTGAGCATCAGCAGTAGCACCTTCAAATACTATTGCATTTTCTGCGTTCATTGTAACTGTGTCTACAGTAGTTGTAGTACCTGCTACGGTTAGTTTAGGTACAAGTAGCTCACCTGTGCTTGGGTTATATCTTAATGCTCCTGTATCGTCTAATAAACCATTTGATTCGTCATGGAATACTATAGGAAAGTTTGTGTTTGCTGTACTGTCTGTAACTGTTGTTGTTGCTGACAGGGTAGCATTTGCTACTGTTGTACCTGCTATAACACTTGATAGAGCAGTGCCATTGACTGTGATTGCATCAGCTTCTAGTGTTCCATCTATATCTGCATCACCACTTACATCAAGAGAACCTGCATCTAACTCACCTGTTAGTGTTATATTTCTAAATGATGCTACATCTTTGTTTGCATCTGCTGTGACTACTTTACTTGCAACGACTGTACCTACAGATGCACCTGTGTCACTGTAGTTTATTTCTGCTGTAGTTGCAGTTACACCATCAAGTAAATTAAGCTCTGTAGCTGTAGATGTTACATTAGTGCCACCAATATCTAATGTAGTTACAGATATCTCACCTGCTACTGTAGCTATACCATCTGCTAGTGTTATAAGGTCTGTATCGTCTGTGTGTCCAATAGTTGTTCCGTTTATAACAACATCATCTATATCTAAAGAACCACCTGTAATTAAACCTGTAGTTGTGATTGTAGATGAGCCTGTATCAATAGTACCAAAGCCGCTTGTAATGCTACCACTATTCAATGCACCTACTGTTGTTGCTGCAGTAGTTACAAGGTTAGGCATTGCAGTTATTTCATCATCAAAGTAGGCAGACAAATCAGTGACTGCTACTTGCTTCATTGTACCACCATCGTTGAGTACAACTCTATCTGCATCTGCTACTGTTGTTGATGTGGCACTTGTATCACCGTCAAGTATATTTATTTCAGCACCAGTAGATGTAATTGATGTACCATTGAAATCTATTGCATCTAAATACGCAACACCGTCAATGTATATATCTTTCCATTCTTGACTAGATGAACCTAAGTCATATGTGTTATCATCGTCAGGTATAATGTTAGAATCTACATCTGCACCAAACACAACATTATCTGTGGCAGCGTCACCTAACGTCATTGTACCACCATTAAATGTGGTTGTACCTGTTACGGTAAGATTACCACCTATACCTAAGTTACCTGATATGTCAGCGTTACCATTTATATCTACGGTAGTGGCTGCTATCTGTATCTCTGTGTCGGCTACAAGGTCGAGTTGTCCATCGGCACTGGAATTGATGTATATTGCTGTATCTCTGAATTGTAACTTCTCTGTAGAAGCAACAAGTATGTCGTCACTAAACTCAAAATAATCCTCGTCTTCCATCCATTTCATTACACCGTCATTGCTTTGACCGTCATATGTAACTGTTATATCTGTACCTGCTGTACCGTCACCAATTGTAAGAGATGTACCTAATAATTTAGTTACAGGTCCACCTTCACCTGCAGTACCATCGTGAGTGTGACCTGAACTAGCTGCAAAAGCCGCAAGTAGTTGATCAAATTCATTATTGGTATCTGATGCTTGTATTACATCACCGTCAGTATATGACGATTGTCTTGTATACGTTGCTCCCATTAACGTCTAGCTCCTAATTGATATTCCAACTGAAATCCTTTGAGTGAATACGGATCAGTTGAACCTCCATCGTTTACTCTTAATGCTACTGCAAAACCTGAACCCTCTACAGGTTGTCTTACTAATGGTTGTGTAGGTCCTCCATATGTAGGTACGCCATATAATGATGTACCATAAATACCTGCAATGTCAGTTGAATCGAGGGGATAGGCTGCAGGTCTAGATGCAGTAGAACTCTCATAATCATACCGAACAAAAAGGTCTGCGTCAATAATTGATTCAGGTTTGTAGTTCACGACTACTCTTTGCATGTGTTTTCTTATTCCCGGATCATTCATTGTAAGGTCTGGACTGCGATACTTTCCGTTTATTGCAGTGCCATCAAATGTTGATCCTTCTTCTTGTCTGTATATGTAACCATCAAAGCCACCATGAAGAACAAGAACATCTCCCACTAGTATAAATGTATCTGTGCAAGCAGGCTTGATGCCTTTTACTCTTGCAAACTCGTAGCCTTTTTGTCCACTCTGTTGACCTTTGAGAACACAGATTAATCCTTCTGTTTTACTCTCAAGACCTCCTGCCTTAGAAAAGAACAAACGGTATTGTGTCTTCTGTGGAATAACAATTGACTCAAACACAGACGCATCAGTTATGTTGTCATCAAATATAGATTGCACGTTTGAACTTATAGTTCCCAACTCAACGTCACCGATTTTTGCTGTACCTGCAACTGTACGCAAGCCATCAGGACCAAGAAAGATAAGATCACCAGCAAATTCTTGAATAGTCTTACCATTGATACATCCTATGTCTCTTGTTACAGCCGATACTGCGAAATCTGAACTTGAGCTACCTGATAATTTAAATATTCTATTTTCACAAAAGATAAATAAATTTTCACGGAATACTTTAAGTCCAACTACAGTGTCATCAACTTTTATACTTCCTGCACCTGATCCAGAGCTAAACGCATCTTCATCGAATGGTTGACTAAATACTATTTCTTGTGGTGTACTAGACATGCCTGCGTAGAACATGTGTTCTCTAAAAGATGTGACAATACTTGCACCTGCTACAGAACTGGTACTTATATCAGTAGCTGCAATAGAAGTATTGAAGACTGTGGGTGCATTTGTACCATCTACAACAACTATCTTATCATTGCCATCAAAGTTAAATCGTTCAAAAGAATACTTAGTGGCGTTAGTTCTACCTGTGTCTCTTTCAGTCCAATTCTCAGATACCACGTTTCGTGATGAATCAGAAGAAGCTGAATGAGCTGCGGCACTTGTACCATTCGCTGCTCTAGTTACACCTGTAAATGTAGTAGCTGTAACTCCTGTATAAGTAAACTGTTCGTTATCAATTTGTATTGTACCACTTGAACTAAATCCTGTAGTAGAATCAACAGTTATAGTTCCTGATCCTGTCATGCCAGTTCCTTGAGCTATAGCATTAGTTGATCCTCTTGCTACCTCTGTAGAAGCAGAACTAAATATCTTTTCACCTCTTGCGGCAAGTATCTTGTTAGCAAAACTAGTTACCATAAGAACAGATTCATCTGATGAACTAGTGTGAGGTATTATTTGTTCTATATGTTTTTGATAGCCGTTTATTCTTCTGTAGCCACCCTCTATATCAGGTTCAAAGTTTTCTAACTGTATAGCTTGTCCGGGTTGCATGATAAATGTGGAACGGTTGGCAACTAAGCCACCTTCACAGATAAAAGGAAATGCAGCGGTTTCACTTAAGTCAGCCACTTATACTGCCCTCATATAATTCTTTCTGTTAATTAGTTCGACCCTCATCCGTTTAATACCGTCTTCGTATTCTTTGAGGGCGTATTGTGCTGTCTGTACATCCGACCTAAACATGTAGGTGTAGTACTTTGCACGTGCATTGACTATTGATTCAAATCTTGTTGGTATAATACCTGTGTCATCGTGAGCCGATAAATCAGTGTTTGTTACATAGTAATCAAACTTTAATGTTCTGTTGCTCGTGTCAGGTATTGGCGTAAGACCTAATTCGTCATTATATGTTGTATAAACAAATTCAGGATCAGCAAACTTATCTGTGTCTGGTCTGGCGTCTCGTTCTCTAAATTTTTCATTGTATTCTTCGTAAGACAGATATCTGAGTGGTATAGCTTTTATGTTCTCCATAAGTTGAACTAGCTTGACAAACGCTGCAGAACCTGCTGTTTCTGTAAATGTAACGTAGTGTGTTGTTGCTGTAGCTGTAAATGTAACTTCTGATAATAATACTTCGTTGCCACTTGCTATAGTAAGAGTAGATGACTTAGTTTGTGTGCCACCTGAACTAGTACCTATATCTAAAGTAAGTGTTGATCCACTAGTCTGTATGAGTACAACATAGGATTTACCTACAATTAGATCACTTACTTCTTGTGTTGCTTTTGCACTAGTAAGTAACAGCGTGTTACCAAACTTAGAACTTGCCGCAGGAGAGCCTGATACTGTAGTCCAGTTAGTAATACTGGCTGAACCTGCTATCTCAAAGTCACCATTGCGTATGTAATCTTTTGGTTGAAGAAACACATTATCATAGTCAATGTACTTAAGTGTAGATGCTATTGATGCAAAACTATATAACTGTTTACCTGCAATTGCATCAACCGAACCTTCTGCTCTTGTAAAGGGCCAGTTAAGTTCAGAGTTGAGTATATCAGATATAGCTCTGTTGATGTAATCTTTTACAGTAGTCTGTACACCTCTAGAACTTGTAAAGTTAGAACTAGTTAACTCTACTTCGTTCATATCTCTTAGTACATTGTTGACTAGGGTAAGATATGTGCTTGCCATGTATTACTTACTTTCAGGAGTATCAATCTCTTTCGGATTGCTGTCAGCTACTATCTTGTTGAGTAACTGTAACTTTTGATCTGTTATGACTATGTCAGTGATTGCCTTATCTATTGCGTTCAAAGGTGGATTAGCACTGTTTAATAGTCCTGTAGCATTATCTATATCTAACTTGTATTGGAAAGCTAATGCTTGTGCTGCTAATTGTTTCATAAAAAAACTCCCTGTTGCTAAATTATACACATAAACAATATAAAAAGCAAGAGTTTATTTAGCTATACTACGTAGACTCTCCATGACTTGATCTATGTTAGGTTCTTTTGAGTTAGGATTGTGTAGGCATTTGTATTGTTTTGGACATCCTATACGTACATCTGTAAACTCTAACTCGTATGTTTTATTAGCACCTTCATATATACAAGCCATTTTATCTTTAAACACTTTTTGTTTTTTTAATCGACATGTAACATAAACGTTTTTCTTAATCATGCCTTGATGTATTTTTTGTTGTCTTGTATAGTTTTTCGATTTGTACTCGTAAGCAAACGCTTTGAATGAAACTACAATTCCTATAAACAAGACTGCAACTACACAAAAAACTATGGCAACGGTTTGTAGCACATCTACTACTTCTTTTTGTTTTTGTCTTGCTTCTATCTTTTGTAGTCTTCGTGCTTCTTTAGCTTCATTAATCTTACTAGCTCTTTCAGCTATAATCTCATCCCACGCAGTAGGACCAAATCTAAGATTAATTATTTGCTTTAGCTCGTTACGTTTTTCTTCTAATAATTTACGATCTATAAAATCTGTGGCTGAACTTTCTACTGAACCAAACTGCTCTGCTATAGACATACCTTTACCAGCTTTTTTATTCATCTGTGCTTCGCCTGTAAAGAAGCCATCTATCTGTTTAGCTATATCTTTGATGTCGTTTGCTGTACCAATGTTTGATTTTATAAAGTCAACGCTTTTTTGTACTAATGCGATACCCGTTAATATTTCAGCGACTACCATTATCTTTTCCTCATTGGTTTACAATATGCAGTTATTTGTAAGTTAGGTCCTTCCTTTTGTGGTATTGAAGGTTGCTTGTGTAATCTTTCTGCAAAGTACAAGCACTCATCTATGTTATCGAAAGTTTGTGTTTGGTCTACTACTCTTAATCCCATCATAAACACTAACACAAATTCAATCATAACTCCCCAGTTTTCATAGCTTCAGATAATCGTACTGCACGATTACCTACCTGATTTGCCCATCTTGAATCAAGCATTTCAGCACAAGCTAAAGGATAGTTTACTTTTTCTATAGCCATCCACATGTTTTTAAATTGCATAAGACGAGGAACCCCCATGTTAAATGCCATGTCAACAAGTACCAT